TTATAACCATTGATAGCATTTTGCCAGCGTTCAAACGCATCACGCAAAGCAAAGTCAGTGTCGTTTACGAAAGAAGCTGTCCATTCATCAAATGTTCTGTCACCAGCCAGTTTTAATGCACGACCACGGAATGGGCGTTCAATTGTACCTAGCGTAGAAGCAGGCAAAGATGTTGAGCTTACCAAAAACGGAGTTTTTCGAGTGTCTTCTGAACCACCAGCAAATGCGGGAAATTCAACCAAGACCTCAAAGCGGTTACTTCTGGCACCGCCTCCACTTAGGGCTGCTTTAAATTGGGAAATCGTAGCCATTTTTTATAATCCTATAAATTGTTTGTCTTATATAACTTATTTATATGCGAACTAATCGCAAATTCTTTTTGGTCTTTTCCCGCCTGTTCTTCCATGCTTAAATTGAGAATTATCTTTTAAGAATAATTCAAAAGATACTTCCATTTGTTGATTTCGTGTATACTTAAAATCTTCTACACCATCTGTGTACCATTTAAAACCTTTGTTCTTAGGCCCGCCAATCTTTCCTAAGTTAGATTGGTGTTCGCTATTAAACCTTGATAGTTTATTTTTCTTTTGTTTTTCTATTCCCATTTGGGAATTTTTTAATTTTTGTTCTTTTGTTAATGAAAACATTCCAAGATTATTCTTACTACAAATTACACCACCAAGTTTCCCACCCTCAGAACACATTTTGTTTCTTTCTTCTACACATCTATTTGCTTGATTTATTTTTGAAAAATTTGATCTTTCAGAAAATGTCAAAGAGTGTATTCCTAAATTATTATCAACAACATAATTTCCAACATCCCAACCACGACCACCACAAACAAGATTGTACGTCATTGGATTATCAACAAAAGATTCAGTTACTAATTCTTTTTCTTTTTCTAACATCTCGTCATAAGTGTCAAACACAAACAAAATTTCTTTTTCGAAGTTTTCTTTTCCGTGGAACTTTATAGCTCTCTTAATAAGAAAACCAGAACCCATATAAGAATCATCTAAGTTTTTTGTCTTATGCATACCAATATAAGTCTTTCCGTTGATTTTGTTTGTTATCTTGTATATGGTGTTATAAATAGTCATAGTGATTACTTCCTTAATAAGTAATTGCTGTTTGATGGTCATGTAGAGTTCAGTCTACATGACCATTTTTTTTTGTTTATGCCCCTTCTAGTTCTGCAAAATTGGCACCTGTGCCGACTGCTACAAATGAGAGTCGAATTGTGTTGATTGATCTTGCGGGTGATATGTAGATATCACCAACAAACTCGTTTGCATCAATCACTTGCGCTGTATTGTTTGTTTCATCAGCTACAACCAGTTTGTCATAGATACCGCGCCGACCTTGTATATTCTCAAGATACTGGTTAGTGGCATTTCTGAACAATGAGCGAGTGATTGGATCATTCAACTCAAACAACTGGTAACGAGCAGCACGACTGATTGCACGTCTGATTACAATGAACAGGGTACGCACGTTGATACGGTTAAACGCAGACGGTGCCTTGAGCATAGTCTTATCGCCCCACAACACAGTACCTTCGCCCGGAAAGGCTATAACAGAGTTAATGCCATCTTTGTATAACTCATTGCGCTGTGCTGTGTCAGGCGACCAAGCAAGCTTGATAACGTTCTTCATCTGACCACGGTTTAGACCAGCAGGGGAGAACCAAGGCTCTGCGGTTACAAATATGCGAGAATGCAAACCAGCAGCATCACTATCACACGGAATCCAGCGGGTTGTATCGTTATACTTATCATTAACCAGCTTCCAGTTATCTACAGCAAATCCATAAGAAGAATTCTTGTTAATGGTTGCATTAAAGAATTCTTTTACATCTGTAACGGAATCAAGGTTATTGTAAACATCAGCTAAATCAGGGGCTAGAAAAGCAACAGCATCGCCTCGATTTTCACAAACGTCAACAGCACGAATCTTACCAACAGAATTTGATCCAGATGTCATCAAACGAACAATGTCAATAACTTCTGCGTTAGAAAAAAGATCAAACCCAGTTGCAAAGTCAGCGTTAGCTTGCACGTTATCATCAACACCACCTTCTAGCGACACTTCAAACACACCGGCATCGAATACAATAGCCTCAGAAGAATAGCAATAGACATAGTTTGATTGTCCTTTGATAGCTTCAAGTATATATGCACTTGTTCCATCAATTTTCTTAGTACCCGGTACTTTTGAAACAAGTTGGTACTTTTCGATAACAGCACCAACAGTACCAGTAATCAAACCATCTTTGTCGATAACAATTAGATTGAATGTGTCAGTAGTAGGAGCATAATCAAATTCATCCGCATATGACCAACTAGAAAATCCACTAGAGTCAGCAGCGGAAATTTTAATCGAGTTACCCAAGGAACCGGCATATCGACCGATAAAAGATGGAACCTGACTGGTAAATGTTGCATCTGTTAGAAGATCAAAATTTGATTCGTTCTTTACTAGAACCGGCGTTTGTGTTGCAGCTACTGCAATGGAGTCAATAGAATTAAGTGCGTCGCCACCAACCACACGAACTAAGCGCAAAGGAACACCGTAAAGCAAATAGTTAGCAGCGGAAAGGAAGTATAAAGCTGTTTGGTTATCTGGCTCACCAAATCTTTTTACTAATTCGTCTTCGTTGCTGGTAATGCTAACGATTTCATTAGCTGGACCCCAACGAAACATACCAACATAACCAGTAGCATTAGTAGTAATGCTTTGGATAGTGAATGTTAAATCTTTTTCTTTTGAAATTACACTTGGAGAAGTCATTTTGTATGAAAACCTCTTAATTAGTTTATATCTGTTTCTATTTATTGTTTCAACGGTTTAAATCAGAAGCCTTCAAAGAAGACATCTTCTCTATCCACTTCCCCTACTCTTACAGAAAAGGGATCACTGTCAAAGCTTTCGTCTTCGTCCCCATCAAAATCTCTTTCGATAAATCCAAATGGAGTGAGTTGTTCATTGTTATCTTTATCTTTTAGTATCTCTAACCGCGTATTTATATCTGTCATATCTTTAAAATATTGTTGGGTGGTTGCCCATGCAAACAATACACAACACATAGCAAAGTCATCGTTAGCACCAGAATCGGCTTCATAACTTTTACCCTTTGGGATAAAAGTACCAAATTCATCAATAACGGTTTTATCATTCAATTCTATTTTTTCATTCTCAATCAAAGTTTTTATGTTAGAACAACCAACAGCCTTGACTGCCGTTGTGGTTCTAACCCCCAATTTACAGTCACTTCCGTACCAGATTATTTGTCTGTTCTTATCTGTCTTTGTCATCAATAGTTCTTCATACTCATATTCATTGAATAGAATTGATGCAACCTGTTCCCCGATATCATTTATTTCAACTAGAACCATTGCATTATTGTAATGATTTGCTGTAGAATTAATGATAGTAGGATACAAAACTGGTGATATACTATTATTTCTATATGTAGCCACTACCTTGTATGGAATCTGTGTAACATCAAACACGATAAACGCACTATAGTCCTGAGACAACCCACGACTAACATCAACAGTCATAGCATATATATGTCCAGCTTGTTCGTCATCTGGTAGTACAGGGTGTTCATATATTTTTAGATCATCCCTTACCTCTATAGGATTCTTCTCAACCAACCGTTCCAGAACATTACCCGCGATAAGAGAGTTTGTGGAGCCTCGAAAAAGACAGCAAAATTCCTGATCAAACTGTTCCTGTGATGTGTTGGCAATCTGTTCCTGTTTCCAAGCAAGATCACGCCCCGGAACCATGTCCCATGTAACCTTATGGTTAACATATTTATTGACACCACCAACAGATTCGGTATACAGTTTAAAAAACAGTCCACGAGCACCATTAGGCGTAGAAGACACAATAACCTGTGAATTTTTACCTGATGTAATTACTGGGTAGGTTGACTCATAGAATGCCATGTCATTACGTAGGAAAGCGCACTCATCAATATATAATAGCGATATTGATGTACCACGAATAGATGACGATGTAGATGTTGCACAAAAAATCTTTGAATAGTTAGCAAACTTCATGGAACGTTTGTTGTACTCAGAAACACCACACTTTAAAAAGTTAGGGAGGTTTTCATAAGACATCTGAACCCGCGCCATTATTTCTTGTGCTTGTGCTAACCGGTTGGCTAGAATAGCAGAATCCTTTGAATCGTTGAACGTGTTAAACCATAGTATATAGGCAGCGGTTGTCATAGTCTTCCCGGACTGCCGAGCCTGTAGGGTGATAATAAATCGATTTGATTGATATTTTTTTAATAATTCGTCCTGATATCCGTAAAGATGAAACGGGATAACACCATCATCAATAGAAATAATCTTGATATATTTCTGTGTAAAATAAGAACAATCCTTCATACACTTGATATACTCAAGTTTTTGCATAAGAGAATATTCTGGTTTCTGTTTCTTATTAAGAATTTGTTCGTTTTTCTGATAGTAATAAGCAGGACCAAGCTCAAGATCATCAACATTTATACCATAGGTATTTTTTTTAATGAACTTCTTAACTAAAGCTCTATTTTCTTTTACAAACGCTCTTATATCAAATGGATGTATTTGCATTATTATTCATCGTCGTCTAGATCATCTAATAGATCATCGACACCCTTTGGTTGTTTTTCTTCGCCGTAATAGTTATTTTGTGTATTGTGTACGGTCTTAGCTGTATCCCCTTTAGCATTATTTTGCTCATCCAAATGCTTATGCAAAGCCATGAGGTCTTTACTCATTTCAGAAATATTTTTCATAAGTGTGCTTGATACTTCAAATGCCCGTGGATGCTCGGATTCCTTAGCAAGTATTAGAGAGCTTTCAAGCGCCCCTGTGCCACGTTCAATCAAACCCCTAAGAACCGTCCTAGTATAGTTGTAATCGTCGTACACGTCGCTGTCACGCATTTCTACAGGTATGTTAGAATGCACTGGTGTATAAACAACGGTTTCAAACTTTTCGCGGATGATTTCACCGTCATCATCCAGTTCATCTAGATGAGAATCAACATCATACTCAATACCAATAAATGCTTCGATATCCTTGTTGATTTTATCGCGTTTGCTCATAATGAATTCTCGTCTATTATGTCGGTAGCAATTATGTTATCTGGATTATTAAGATCGTAGTAATTAAGGGTGATTGTTTGGATAACCCCTTGTGAACTAGAAGGCATATAAAGAAATCCCTCTACAGCAAAGTTAAAGGTTGATATCAAAGTCTTCTCATCTTCCATCATCCCCTCAAAATCATCAGTAAGGTTTGAATCTGTCAACTTAACATTAAGCGAAGTTTCTATACCCAAGTCAGGATTTTCTGTGATATTAATATTCAGAGACGGATTGAACCATGCGGCAATCTGTTCCATAATCTGAAACATATCATCAAGGTTTTTTGTACCGACACTAACCTGATATGTAAAAATATAAGGAACACGATTTAGTTGTTTTGCTACACTATTTGTTGTTGCCCTGTCTACATTTTGTTGGTACATATGATCAAGTTTGTTCTGCATTCTTTCCGGGTCACGTTCCCATCCAGTCATAACAAAACCTATGCGGGGAAACTTAACCTTAATGTGTGCTGATTTATCATACTTCTGTTGAATATCAAATTTTTGCCGTGATGAATAAGACAAAGGAATCTTTATCTTCTTACCATCACTTCTAACAATATAAATGTTATTAAACAAAGTACCAAACGCAGCGGTATATGTTCTAATTGAATTGTGATAAAAGTATTCGTTTAGTGCTGTCATTATTTCACCCCAAATGGGTCTGTTACATCAAAATCAACAAATGTATCAGTTTCGGTTTGGATTTCTTCATTGTCGCCATATTCTTCTGTATCGGTTTCTGTATCATAATCCACCATATCATTATTAATAATGTCATCAATATTCTGGTCACCTGTATTGAAAGTTTCGTATGAGAACTCGAAAGTTTCCGTTTTTACTTCCCACACATATTGTTTTCCTAATTGATAAAACGGGCTTTCGTCTTCCACATGCTTTATTTCAAGGAATGAGTTTGAAACGGCTAGATAAAGCAAATCCCCAACTTGTGGCGAATTAAATTCCTCTGGGGCGAATTCTTCTATACATCGTGAACGACTAACAACAAAAGTTGCGGTATCTTTTATTTCCAAACCAAAGTTGGTAATCATATCACCCCCACCACCAAATCCATCAACATTAACCAGATACATTTCAATAACGTAAGTGTTTGTAAATGCTGATGCCGGGTCTTCACCAAATAGATAATCATAGTTCACCAAAGTTCTAGGGAGATAGTTGATATCAATCCCTTTCATCTGGATAGCTTCGACCACAAGATCATTTTGTAGGTCTTGTTCACTTGTTTCATTATAGTTATTGACGTATGAGTTAATAGTCATATATGCACACACAATTAGTGGAATCTATATCTATTTATAAGAGTAAAAAAAGGGCCGCAAAAGCGACCCAAAGTTTTTATTATTATATATAGTTATTATTATATCTTTGCTAGGTAATCAAAACCAAGATGACCCAGAATTATTGATGCAAATACCGCACACTGAGTGATGATAATTCCATTAAATTCTGCCAAACTTTTAGCTTGATCAGTATCCATAAACAAACCACCCCCAATCATGTAGAACAAACATATAAAAATAAGAAAGACAAATGATGTTATTGCAGAATTTCTTCTGAATTTACGTTTTTTTATGTCAAGGTTTTGTTGTTCTTCGTCATTCATCATTTGACGACCCTCATCTATGTTCATCTTATACACCCTATTTTATTATTTCAGCCCGTGAAAAAATCAACTGGGAGTGAATATCTTGACTCTAGTTCTTCATCGAGCTTTTCTATTTCGGTTATAGCCTCATCATAAATTACCTGCCCATTCACAGTAACCCCACCCAG